ATGAAGACCTCCCGCCACTCCCCGTCAAAGACCGAGAGCGCCTCGAACGAGAACTTATCGATATGTTATCTCCGAGATCAGATACAGGCCGAGGAGCTACATCCGAGCCGCTATCTTAATCGCGCTCGCTCGGACACAACATTTGCGGCGCTTAAATATTATTGGAAGCTCCACGCCCGCCCGCACCAAATCCCTGCGCATGAGAACTGGCTCATTTGGCTGCTTCTTGGCGGGCGAGGCGCTGGCAAAACCCGTACAGGCGCCGAATGGATACGCGAACAAGTTTTCGCTAAGGGTAAATCCCGCATTGCGCTTGTCGCGCCGACACTTAACGATGCGCGCGAAGTCATGCTGGACGGCGAGAGCGGCCTTTTAAATATTGGATATCCTTCAGAGCGTCCCGTCTTTTCTCCCTCGCGCCGCCGTCTTGATTGGCCCAATGGCGCGGTGGGGCACATCTTTACCGCCGAAGATCCAGACGGGTTACGCGGCCCGCAATTTGATGCGGCTTGGGCTGATGAGTTTTGCGCTTGGGCCTATCCCCAAGCCACATTGTCCAATTTGCGCCTAGCCTTACGTCTGGGGGATTTTCCGCAGCTGGTTATGACGACCACGCCCCGTCCCATTCCTGCCCTTAAGATACTCCTGAAAACCACTGGCCTTTTAGTCTCTCGCGGCAGCACAGCAGATAATGCCGATAATTTGGCTCCGACCTTCCTGAGCGCGATGGAAGAGGCTTATGGCGGGACGCGGCTCGGGCGGCAGGAACTGGGCGGGGAATATATCGAAGATTTAGACGGCGCGCTTTGGACACGTGCCATGCTGGAAAAAGCTTATACAGCAGAGCGGCCAGACTGTTCCAAGATTATCATCGCCATAGATCCGCCCGTCACATCGGGCGAAAACTCTGATGCTTGCGGGATAATTGTTGCGGGAACAGAGGCGCGTTCAATATTGGGACGCCAAAGAGACAAAGCCTATATCCTACATGACGGTACGGTGCAGGGCCGCTCGCCCGAGGGCTGGGCCGAAGCCGCGCTTAAGCTCGCCAAGATTTGGCAAGCGGACTATATCGTGGCCGAGACTAATCAGGGCGGAGAGCTTGTCAGCTCTGTCCTAAACATGATTGACCCAAGCGTTCCTGTGCGCAGCGTTTACGCCAGCCGCAGCAAGACCTTGCGCGCCGAGCCTGTCGCGCTGCTCTATGAGCAAGAGCGCATATCCCATTGCGGGCATTTCATAGAACTTGAAGATGAGCTTGCGGCGATGGGCACGCAGGCTCTGGGGCATAGTCCCGACCGCGCCGACGCGCTCATTTGGGCGGTGAGCGAGCTGCTGCTGAAATCCCGCCCCGCGCCCCGCATAAGGCATTTGTAATTGTTCATGTTATGTTCTAAAATAAGCTATGTTAGAAACACTGCTTATCATTACCATTATCGCGGGGCTTTGCGCGCTCTCTTTTTGGCGCAAACCCTTTCTTCCGCCCAAGACAATGCCAGCGGATAAGCGTATTTATGCCTGTTTTGAGCGGGTCGATAATCTTTTCGTCAATCGGCCTGAGCGTGAGTTTTTCGCAGTCTTGAAACGCAACCTGCCGCCAGAGTATCACATCCATAGCAAAGTCAGGCTCGAAGACATTGTGCGGGTGAGGCGCAATATAGAGGGACGGCCGAAATGGCATTTGCGAGGGCGCGTGAAATCTCGCCACGTTGATTATCTCATTACGAATAAAGACGGCGTGCCCAAAGCAGCGGTCGAACTGGATGGCAGCAGCCATAATAAAGACACATTAAATGCTGACACATTTAAGGATGATTTATTCAAAGCTGTTGGCTTGCCGCTTATTCGGGTTGCGTCGCGGAGCAATTACACAACAGCCTCGCATAGGATTTTAGAGAGGTTAGAGCCCTAATTTTAACGTCAAATTAACCGTAAACTGGCACATTTTGCGCTCAAACCTCCAGGGGCTGGAAGACGACATTATGAAAACGAAACTCGATTTAAAGCGCAAATTAAAGAAAACCAATAACGAACTTGCAAAGCTCAACCGAGAACTCGCGGGTCAAATGGTCGTGCTTGCGTCGCAAACGGGTGACACAGAGCCGCTCATCAATGCCGTCAAAGCGCTCCGCTCTGCTCAAGAGTTATACTCAATCGATAATATGCCGCGCGAAAACGCAGAGGTGCAGCAAGCCCTCGCGGATACGCTCCTAAAATTGGGCCGCGCCAATAATGATACCAAGGCCTTAGAAAGCGCGGTCAAAGCTTATCGCGGCGCTATCACAATTGCCTCGGTACTAGGCGACGAGCCTATGCGCAAGGACCTGAAGAAAAATTACGGCTTAGCCCGTGCTTTATTGGGCGATAGCTCCAAGATACAAAGCTTGTTTTCTGCGGCTTAGCCCGCCGACTTGGCGTCCAATAAGCCTTAACCAGATTTTCATAATGAATGAGAGTTAACAGGATTTCCTGTTTTCTATAGCCTCTATTCAGCCGTCATCCTCCACATAGGATTTACGCGCTGTGAGCTAAACCGCTTTTCGTGGGAGTGAGCGGTCTAAGTAAGCAGCGCGTCAAACAACCTTAGGGAGATGACGATGCGCGCTCAAAACTGGACTGATATAATGACATTATTGGCTGTCATGGTGGCCTCAAATAAGATGGAGAGACGGGCCGAACTGACTTTGTTTAGACAAGCCGCGCTAAATTTACGCGATAGCTTCGCCCCGAACATAAAGCTCACAGAGAGCTTCGCTCGTGATTGGCTAACAGAAAACCGCGCCGAGATTGAGACCCAAGCCACCTCCGTACATTTCGACGCCAGCATCATAGCCTTGCGCAAAAACTTGGACTACCTCGTCAATAAAAGCGAAATCCTAACAACGATCATGAAATGGACATTGTCAGAAACGCCAAGCGGAACGCAGAACCAGTTACGGTTTAAGGCAAAGAGTGATGAACGCGAGTGGGTGTTGAGCGCGGCTTAGGGCGGCTTATTTTATAGTCTAATCTAGGGCTTCCAAACGATCTTAATATAGGTGGATTAGAATAAGCTCCAACCCACCTAGAATTTCAGTTCAGCTACAAATTAAAAGCCTTCGTAGCGGACTTGCAATTTACCTGTAGCTTTATCGCCGCCTGTTGCAACGCTGGCACCAAAGGCCCAGTTTTGATTACCGCGAATAGCAAGGGTTGCGCCGACACCTGTCTTATCGCCGTAAAAGCCTACGCCCCCAGATGCTGACCATTTTGCGCCTGGTGATAAATACATATCGGGCAGAGCTGCGACAGCAGCAACGCCGCCCGCTAGATCATCAATCGCCTCGACGTTAGACAATATCGCCGCTGTATTATCTTGGATGCCGCCTAAAGCTAAAGCGATGGAGGCACTGTTATTGGCGATATTTTGGCTATTCACATCAATGGATTGACGGTTAGCGGCTATGCCTGTTCCGTTTTGGGCAATCGCAGTTCTATTCTCTGTGATGTCAGTTGAGTTCGCCATAATCGCTTGACCATTTTCTGAAATCTCCATGCTGTTTGTTTCAATATCAGCACTGTTTTGCGTAGAGGCCTCTTGTGCCGCGTTAGCCGTATTTAGGGCCGCCGTAGAATCAACAGATACATTATTGGCGATAGTGATAGCAGTATCGGCGCGGGTGAGGGCGGTGTCGGCTGTTGTTTGAGCTGAATTTGCCGCCGTTAGGGCCGTATTAGCTGTCGTTTGAGCTGTTCCCGCCGCTGTAAGAGCTGTGTTAGCGGTAATTTGCGCATCATTGGCACTGGCCAAAGCTGCAGTAGAAGCGCCCGCCGATGTACTCGCCGCCGCCAATGCGTTATCTGCTGTAGTCTGGGCTGCCATAGCTTGGTTACTTACATTATTTAGTTGACTGACATTTACAGCATCAGTCTGTTCAGTACCCGCCGCAACATTTGTAATCTGACGTCTGGCCCCTGAAGAGCCCACTGACACAACGTTTTCACGGTTCGCTTCAGAGTTTGCGCCCAAAGCTACAGAGTTAACGCCGCTTGCAAAGGCTAATGATCCTATGGCTACGCCATTCGAAGCCGCAGTCGCAAACTCTCCGATGCCCACTGAGCCCACTCCAGTAGAAACAGAACCACCCAGCGCAACTGAATTATCACCAGCCACTATTAAAGAACCGATAGCAACGGAGCCGCTCCCAGCTTGTAAAATATCTGCGCCTATCGCTACCATGGTTGAACCGCCCAAGCTCGTAACGCCCTGGTTGGAACCAATAACAACTGAGCTATTGCCTGTAGCGTTGATGTTATCACCTATGGCAACAGTAAATAGTCCTGACGCGTTAGTTTGGTTGCCTACAGCCGTACTATTTTCGCCTGTATTGGCGCCAAGACCTAATGCGGTACCAAAAAGGTCGGCTCGTGCGCCTGTACCGATTGCTGTACTGAAAAACACGCCTGTTGCGCCATTACCAATGACAGTGCTTTCCGCGCCATCTGCGTTCAGTCCGATGGTAACGCCATTAATGGTTCCAGCATTTGCGCCAATGGCCACACCTTCAAGTGCTATGGTGTTTTGACCGATTGCAACAGAGTTTTCAGTTGAATTTGCCTCAAAGCCTATGGAGACGCTATTATTATCAGTCAGCGTATCGCCACCTATGGCAATTGCATTGTCTCCATCCGCCGTGGAATTGTCGCCCAAAGCCGTCGAGCCATTCCCCAAAGCCATAGCATTATCACCACAGGCAAGGCTATTCGCGCCAGTTCCATCCTGACAGCCACTACCACCGCCGCCCATAGCGAGGTTAAGTTGGCGCAGGTTCACGACATCTGTGTCTTGTGTGCCATCCGCGACGTTTGTGATTTGGCGGAGGTTACCTGCGGCTCCGACAGAAACAGTGTTATCTCTAAACGCTGATGAGTTTGCGCCAAGTGCCACTGAATTTTCTGCTTCAGCTCGAGCACTGTGTCCGATGGCAACACCTGTTAGGAGTGCATTGGCACTCTCTCCTATTGCGACTGAACTTGATTCAGCAATTGCTGCAGCGCCTACAGCGACAGACTCTACAAAGCTAGTTGAAAGGTTTCCAACAGAAACCCCTCCTTCTCCAAGAGAGCCACTGCCAATTACAATCCCTCCGTTTGAAAAGGTGTTGGAGCCAATTGCAATAGCATCATCACTGCTTGCAAAAGCCTGAGCACCTAATGCGATAGCCTGAAAGTTTACAGCATTTGCATCAGGGCCGATAGCTATAGCGCCAGCTCCTGATGTGAAAGCCTGTCCCCCTATAGCGATTGAGTAACTTTGCGTAGCAGTAGCGTTCTCTCCTATTGCTATTGTACCTAAATCCTGTGAGTCCGCTCCAAGACCTAATGCTAAGGAGCGGGCCCCAGTAGCTGATGCCCCTGAGCCACAAGCCAGGCTATCATTGGTGCCGTCAGATGTCGCGCCATTATCGGTATCCGCCGCATCGGACACGTCATTGTCATTGGTGTCTTGTAAGCACTCTGCGGCTTGGGCGGGCGTAGGTGTTAATGTTGCGCCAGTTGCAAGTATTGCGGCCAAGCAAACGCTGCCTAGATATTTAGATGATAATATTGTGATAGATTTAAAGGTGGTCATGGAAATTCCCTATTTGGTTATATTTCATTTTTATGCACGGCGTGAGTGAGCTGTCTAGAGTAAATAAGACAGCCTGAGGAAAGACCCCACTCAAAACTCAATCCTCGCTCCCCTCAAAACAAACCCTAACCATTCCAAGCCCTTACCTTAAAAATCAAGAGATGTTTCCTTGGTTACTGACGGCTGTGCTATAACGGTTTTGTTGTTACTCATGCGGCTTTGAGCTTTTCCTCTGGCGCGTTTCCATTCGGACATTTTTTTATGAAAAACCTGTTTCGCGGGGCCTTTGGCCCTGCCTTTAGTTCTGCCTCTAATGCTGCCTTTAGGTCTGCATCAAAACCCGCTTTGCCCGAGGAAACGAAGTCCGCCGCGCAACCTCTTGTGGCGCTACAGCTCTCGCCGCATGCGCGGTGGTCACCGCGTGATTATGGCGGTTTGGTGCGCGAAGGGTATCAGAAAAATGCGGTGGTTTATCGCTGCGTAAGGCTGATCTCAGAAGCCGCTGCCTCTGTGCCATTATGTGTGCGCCGAGACGGGGCGTGCCGTGAAGGTGACCCTGCCGCGCAATTCATCTCTGGCGGACATCCCATGGCTTCGGCCACGGATGTTATGGAGCGTTTTTACGGATATTTACAGCTTGGTGGGAATGCTTATTTCGAGGCGGGCCTTATCGACGGCATCCCCCGTGCGCTTTATGCGTTGCGCCCTGACCGCATGAGTGTTGCGCTAGGCCGTGATGGCTGGCCTGCGGGATATGATTATGAGGCCGCTGGACGTACGCGCCGCTTTCGCCGCGACGCCTCGACGGGGCGCAGCGCGGTGCATCACATGCGGCTCTTTCATCCTGCCTCTGATGCTTATGGCTTTTCGCCGTTAGAGGCGGCGGCGAGCGCGGTGGATGTGCATAATGAAGGCGGGCGCTGGGCTAAGGCGCTTTTGGATAATTCTGCGCGGCCCAGCGGAGCGCTGATTTACCGAGGCGGCGAGGGGATGGACCGCCTCTCAGACGAAGCTTTTGACCGCCTTAAATCTGAGCTTGAGGGACAGCATAGCGGCGCGCGTCATGCGGGGCGGCCTATGGTGCTTGAAGGCGGGCTCGACTGGAAAGCCATGAGCCTAACCCCCGCCGATATGGATTTCATTGAAGCCCGCCGCGAAGCCGCGCGGGAGATTGCATTGGCCTTTGGGGTGCCGCCCATGCTGCTGGGGATGCCCGGCGATAATACTTATGCCAATTACAAAGAGGCGAACCTCGCCTTTTGGCGGCAAACGATCATTCCGCTTGTGCGCAAAACCGCGCAAGGGATGCAGGGGTGGCTGCAACCTTTCTTTGGTGATGATTTAGACATAGCCGCGGATGTGGACGCGGTGCCCGCTTTGTCCGAGGAACGTGGCCGCCTTTGGAAACGGCTCAGCGAGGCGAGCTTTTTAACCGATGCCGAACGCCGCCATATTGCAGGCCTCACCGAAGAGGAGGCCGCCCATGGCTGAACGCTCTTTAAACTTTGACCGCACCGTGACTTACGGCTTGATGATGACGGCGTTTTTACAAACCGCGAGCGCGCTCATTTGGGCGGGGGCTGCAGAAGCGCGTCTCAAAACATTGGAAACGCAAATGGCGATGGCGCCTGGCGTGGCGCAGCGCCTCGCCCGCGTTGAGGGCCAGACCACGGTCATGGCGCAAAGCCTGAACCGCATTGAACGTAAGCTGGATAAATGATGATGGAATTAAATAAGTCTGATCTGCGCATCTCTGGCTATGCGAGCCTTTTTGGACAGACGGATATGTCGGGCGATATCGTTGAACGCGGCGCGTTTGCGGCGAGCCTCCTGTCAATGACAGGACGTCTGCCCATTCTCTTTGGACATGAAACGACTGACCCTATTGGCGTCTGGGACCGTGTCTTTGAAGACCGCGCGGGACTGTTTGTGTCGGGCTATTTGATTGGCGGCGGAGCGAGTGACCGTATCGCGCGGCTTATTCGCGAAGGCGCTGTTTCAGGCCTGTCCATTGGCTACCGCGCCAAACGCGCCTCGCGCCGCTCGGGCGGCGGGCGAAGACTTTATGAATTAGATTTGTGGGAGGTTTCTGTTGTCGCCTTTCCGATGCTGCGCTCTGCGCGGATTACTCAAATAGATAACACCGAATTAAATACTCCAAAAAGGAAACTCGCATGAGCGGCTTAAACACCCAAACCAAAGACATGAAATCAGCACAGATGAACCCTCAGATAAAACCCTTAATGAATGATTTTGCCTCAACCTTTCAGGCCTTCAAATCCGCTAATGATGAGCGGCTTGAGGCGCTAGAGCAAAAGCAAGGCGACGGCCTGTTGACCGACAAAGTTGACCGTATCAACGCGGCGCTGGACGCTCAATCAAAGCGCATTGAAAACCTCTCTTTAACGGCGGCTCGCCCTGCTATAGGCGGGGACGTTATTAACCCCGAAGCCAAATCCGCCTGGTCATCTTATATTCGCACAGGGGACGGGTCAGAGCTGGCTTCGCTTGAAGGAAAATCATTATCCTCATCTGTGGATGCCGAAGGCGGCTATGTTGCTCCCGCAGAAACGGAGAGCCGCATTGACCGCGCCCTGCTAAGCGCGTCACCTTTTCGGCGTATCTCAACCGTGCGCCGTGTGGGGGCGGGTTATTTTAAAAAGCCTGTCTCAGCGGGCGGCGCGACCTCTGGCTGGGCCGGTGAAACTGAGGCGAGAATTGAAACGGACGCGCCGCAATTAGAACTACTCGAATTTCCTGCGGGCGAGCTTTATGCCATGCCTGCCGCAACGCAGACCTTGCTGGATGACGGCGTCGCGGATGTCGATCAATGGCTCGCCGATGAAGTGCGCGATGTGTTCGCCGCGCAAGAAACAGCGGCTTTCACTTTGGGCGACGGGGTCAATAAACCGCGCGGTATTTTGGATTATACCCAAACCGCCGAGAGCGCCCATAGTTGGGGCAGCTTAGGATATATCGCGACAGGCACAGCGGGCGGCTTTGACGGGGACGCCCCGATTGACGCGATTATGGATCTTATCTACGCGCCGCAAACACGCTACCGCGCGGGGGCAAGCTTCCTCATGAACCGCCGTACGCTAAGTGAGGTGCGTAAATTCAAAGATGCCGACGGTAATTACATCTGGCAACCTGCCGCAGAAGCAGGGCAGCCTTCAACCTTGCTAGGCTATAGCGTCAATGAAGCCGAAGATATGCCTGATGTCGCCAGTGAAGGGGCGGCTATGGCTTTTGGCGATTTCCGAAGAGGTTACCTCATCATTGACCGCCAAGGCGTGCGTGTGCTGCGCGACCCCTATTCCGCCAAGCCCTATGTGCTGTTCTATACCACAAAACGCGTCGGCGGCGGCGTGCAAGATTTCAACGCGATTAAGCTGCTGAAATGTAGCGCGGGTTAAAGAGCAGAGCCCGCTCTCCCCGTTCACGGGGGAGCTGTCACGAAGTGACTGAGGGGGGAGCGACAAAGACCATGGTTCTTTGTCGCTCCCCCCTCCGCTTCCGCTTTGCTCCAGCACCTCCCCCGTTAACGGGGGAGGGCATTATACGACAAGGTCGCCTTTCAGGCGGCCTTTTTTATTGGAGGGAAAGGACCTTGAAATGACCATCACAGATATAACCGCGCCGCCGCTAGAGCCCGTTACGCTGAGCGCTGCGAAAGAATTTTTACGGGTCGATAGCGATCATGAAGATGCGCTGATTAGCGATTTAATTAAAACGGCGCGGGAGCGCGTCGAATATATGGCGCGGACAACGCTTATGACGCGCCGCCGTGCTTATAGCTCGTCTAAGACTTGCACGGGGCAATTTTATATCAATCACAGCCCCGTCAAATTTATCCATAAGCTCGCTGTCTTAGACGGCGCGGATAATGAAACCGAAATTCCGCTTGGCGATGTTTATATCAATAAACGCGCTAGCCCTGTTTCGATTTCTATGCGGCGGCGAGATGTGTTCTCTGATTATGCGGTAGATGCTGCGGCGGTTATTGCTGAATTTGATGCGGGCTACGGGCCTATGCCTGACGATGTGCCGCTGCAATTACGTCAAGCCGTTTTGCTGCTGATTGCGCAAGGTTATGAGCACCGTGAGGATGCGCTAACCCGTCCTGTGCCGATGTTGGTTGACGCGCTGCTTATGCCTTACCGTACGGTGCGGCTATGATCGGGCAGCTGCGCACAAGGCTTGGCCTTTATGAGCCGAGCGAGACCTTGGACGCGATGGGCGGGGCTAGCGTCACTTGGGTCTTCAAGCATGTGCTATGGGCCGCGATTGAACCGCGCAGGATTTCAGAACGCCTTGAAAATGGCCGCCTTTCTACCGCGCAAAGCTACCGCGTTACCATTCGCTACCGCGCAGATTTCCCAGAGCGCGCAAGGCTGAAATGGGGCGACCGAATGCTGCGCGTCATTGCGGCCTCTGACCCCGATACGCGGGGCGAGCGCCTTCATTTGATATGTGAGGAGGAGCAGCAATGAGCGATATAAAAGCCGCAATAGACATATGCGAAGCGGTACATTCTCTATTAACTGAGGAGGCTGGCGTTCAGGCTGTTTTAGGTCAACCGCCGCGCCTCTATGACCACCCGCCCGAAGACCCCGTCTTTCCTTATCTAACTTACGGCCCTATGCGCAGCGAAGATAAAAGCGCGGACGGCGCCGTGATAAATGCCCATATGATGACGCTTCACATCTGGTCGCGCTATGGCGGGCGGGCTGAGGTCATGCAGGTTTTACAAGCCGTCACTCAGGCATTGCAAGCGGGGACGCTTACCCTATCGGGGGTGAAGCTCGTGCGCGCGCAAGTCACTTATACGGATGTATTTCGCGCCCCTGACGGGATGACTCTTCACGGGCTCATTCGGTTTTCCCTGATAACTGATTCTGACAACATATAAAAAGGAGGCGTCCTAATGGCGGCCCAAAATGGACGAGACATGCTCGTCAAAATTAAAAACGGTGCAGGGGACTTTGTCACCCTTGCAGGTCTGCGGAGCAAAGCCTTTCGCCTCAACGCTCAAGCCGTAGATATTACCAATACCGACTCCGCGCAGGGCTGGAAAGAGCTTCTGCCTGGGGCAGGGGTAAAGTCGGCAGAGATAAGCGGGGCCGGTGTGTTTCGCGATACGGAATCTGATGCTTTGGCGCGGACGGCTTTTTTTGAACAATCCGCCGAGATTTACAAATTCATCATTCCTGATTTCGGTATCATCCAAGGCCCGTTCCTGCTGACCTCGCTCTCTTATGCGGGCAGCTATAATGGTGAAGCGAATTATGAGCTGTCCCTCATGAGCGCGGGCGCGCCAAGTTTTAGCGCAATCTGATGGGGTTTCAAAAAGGCGATCAACAGCTTGTCAAAGATGGCAAGGCTTATGACCTGCGCCTGACGATGGGGGCTTTGGCCGCGATAAGCTCACGGCTCGAAGCTGCTGGCCCGAAAGAGCTTTCAGCGCGCTTGCGGCACTTATCAGCAGCGCAGGGGCGTATGCTTCTGGCCTGTCTAATGCGGCCTTGTTTCTCTTCCGAGACTAGCCCTGAGGGTTTAGCCGCGCGTTTTTTTGACAGTGAAATTGCAGAGGCCATGCCGATCATTTGCCGTCTTTTTGAGGAGGCTTTTAAACATGACGCGTGAAACAGATTGGCCCTTTGAGGCGTGGCTTAAAATAGCTGTGATGCAGCTTGGCCTATCGCCGCAGGACTTTTGGCAGATGAGCGTCATGGATTGGTTTGCGCTGACAAAGCCGTCTTTCCCCCGCGCGATGAGCAAAGCGGATTTAATTAAATTGGAGCATGACTATGAACAGTCCTGATGAGGCCGCACAGGCGCTAGACGATTTCGCAAATGGGCCAGCCTTAGACGCGGCGGATGACGTGGCGAAAGCCTTTGAATTTGCGGGCGAGAGAATTTCCTTGGCCTTAGACCGCGCGGCTAAGTCGGGTGAACTATCATTTAATGCGCTTGCCGAATCTGTGACGCGGGACTTAGCGCGGCTTGCAATAACCGAGCTATTTACCGCGCCGTTACAAGACGCGATTGGCGGGCTTGGTAAAGCGGTAACAGGCAGCGCGGTCAAGCCCGCCGTCAACGTCAATATGAGCGTTTCGGGCGTCACGGACGCCCAAAGTTTCACCAAATCCCAAGGCCAAATTTCGGGCGCGATTGCCCGCGCTGTGGCTGACGGGCAGCGCTATATTTAAGGAGCTGATATGAGCGATTTTCACAATGTGCGCTTCCCGTTATCACTGGCGTTTGGGGCGAGCGGCGGCCCGTCGCGGCGCACCGATATTACTCAGCTCGCCAGCGGGGCGGAGCACCGCAATACCCCCCACGCGCAATCGCGCCGCCGCTATAATGCAGGAGCAGGCGTCACGCGGCTTGAGGAGCTTCACGATTTAATTGAGTTTTTCGAAGCGCGTTTCGGGCAGCTCTATAGTTTTCGTTTCCGCGACCCGCTCGATTTTCAAAGCTGTAAACCCAATGAGGTGATAACAGCATTAGATCAATTCCTCGGAGAGGGCGACGGAGCCGCAACGGAATTTGCGCTGACAAAACGCTACGCGGATGCCGCAGGATATTATAAGAGGCGTATTACCAAGCCCGTGGCTGAGAGCCTCAAAACTGCGGTAGATGGAGCCGAGATAGCGGCGTCCGAATTTACTCTTGATGATATAAGCGGGCGTTTGATTTTTAACACCCCGCCGCCATTGGGCAGCCTCATCACCTGCGGATATGAATTTGACGTGGCGGCGCGGTTTGACACAGATAGGCTAGATCTCACACTCGAAGCTTTTGGCGCAGGGCAGGCGGTGAATATCCCTCTCATTGAGGTGCTGAGCCATGCGTAATGTTCCTGCTGATTTACAAGCGCATCTAGATGGTTACGCGACAACTCTTTGCTGGCTTTGGAAGATCACGCGCCGCGATGGTCTGGCCCTTGGTTTTACCGATCATGACCAAAGCCTTGTCATTGACGGGTTGAGCTATCAGGCCCGTTCAGGCCTAACGCCAAGCGAGGTCGAACGCCGCTTAGGGTTTGCAATAGATAACGGTGCTGTCCAAGGCGCGTTAACCAGCGAGGCCATTTCCGCAGAGGATATAAAAAACGGGCTTTATGAAGATGCGCTTATTGAATGCTTTCGCGTAAACTGGGCAAAGATCTCTCAAATTCTGAAAATGTCTCAAGGACGGCTTGGCGCTATCCGTCAAAAGGGACAAGCTTTTGAAGCGGAATGGACGGGACAGGCCGCGCGGCTTGAGCGTTCTGTCGGGCGGGTTTTTTCAAAAATATGTGACGCGGAATTTGGCGATGAGCGCTGCGGATTAAACCGCGCTGATTTTCCAGACGGCACATTTTGCCCCCGCACAATGTCTGCCTGCCGCGATCAATTTGACAATGTCATGAACTATCGCGGCTTTCCTTATTTGCTCGGCGATGACGCGCTGCAAGCCGCGCCGCAAATTGGAGAACGCCGCGATGGGAGCTCGCGCTATTTATGACCCAAACTCATATCCCGCGTGAGCGCATTTTATCTATCGCCAGAGATTGGATCGACACGCCTTATCAACATCAAGCCAGCGTCAAAGGGGCGGGTTGTGATTGCCTTGGATTGATACGCGGCATTTGGCGTGAAATTTACGGCGTAGAGCCTTTGGACGTTCCGTCTTATACGCCTGATTGGGCGGAAGGCTTGGGGCAAGAGACTTTGCTGGCCGCCGCGCAAAGCTGCCTCTCGCCGATTGCAAAATCAGACGTGCAGCCAGGTGATATTATGCTCTTTCGCATGACGCCCCGTGTGCCCTGTAAACATATCGCCGTCATGAGCGCCCCTAACCGCATTATCCATGCTTATTGGGGCCGCGCCGTCGTAGAGAGTTACCTCGTGCCCTATTGGACACGCCGCCACGCCTTTTCTTTTTCTTTTCCAAATATTGAGATTTAAATGACCACACTTCTTGTTGCTGGGGCGCAGTTTTTGGGCAATGCCGCCGTTCAAATTGGCACCAATGCGGCGCTGGCTTATGCCAATAGCGCGATTAGCAATGCTTTTGATACGCGCACATTTGAAGGCCCGCGCCTTGAGAGCTTTCATCTGCAAACTTCGCGCGATGGTGCGCCTATGGCGCGTGTCTATGGGCGCGTGCGTTTGGCGGGGCAGGTGATTTGGGCCTCGCGCATCAAAGAGACGGTTAGTGAAGAGCCTGTGCAAAGCGGCAAGGGCGGCGGGCCGACACAGCGCAATTATAGCTATAGCATCAGTTTTGCGATTGGCCTTTGCGAAGGCGAAATTCTGGGCGTGGATAGGCTCTGGGCGAACGGTGCGCCTCTCCCGTTTAGAGGGATCGTCAGCCGTGTTTACCGCGGCACAGACACGCAATTGCCCGACCCGATTATTTCGGCGATTGAAGGTTCAGATGTGCCAGCTTTTCGCGGTACGGCTTATATCGTCTTTGAGGATTTTCCTTTGGATGAATATGGGGCGCGTCTGCCGCAAATAAATGCCGAAGTCATTCGTGTGCCGCCTGCGCTAAATGACAGTCCGCGTTTGGAGACGATGGTGCGGGGCGTAAACCTGCTCCCCGCTAGTGGTGAATTTGCTTATGCGGCTGAGGTGATTGAAGAAACGCCGACGCCAACATCTGCGCGGCCTATCAATATGAATAATCTCTCGGGCCAAGCGGATATAGAGCTGGCGCTTGATCAGCTTGAAACGCAGCTGCCTCATGTGAAAAACGTCTCTATCATCACAGCGTGGTTTGGGACGGATTTGCGCTGCGGGTCTTGCGAGATAAAGCCAGGCATTGAGACGAAAACGCGTATAACGCCAGAGGCGACGTGGCGGGTGAGCGGCGTCACGCGCGGCAGCGCTTATCTGGTGAGTCAAAGCGCCGATGGCCGCCCCAATTATGGCGGCACCCCGTCGGACGCGTCTATCCTGCAAGCTATAGCGAGCCTGAAATCTCGCGGATATGACGTCACGCTTTACTCATTTATTTTGATGGATATTCCAAGCGGTAATGGTCTGGCTGATCCTTATGGCGGGACTGAACAGGAGGCCTTTCCGTGGCGGGGGCGGATAACGTGTTTTCCTAAAGCGGCTGAAAGCACGGGCGCGGCGGCGGCGCAAATAGATAGCTTTTTCGGAGTAGCGGCTCCCGTTGATTTTGGCGTTGAAAACAGTGTTCCACATTATGGCGGCCCTAATGAGTTTTCTTATCGCCGCTTTATTCTGCATTACGCCAAACTCGCGCAAATCTCCGCAGGTGTTGACCGCTTTGCCATTGGCTCTGAAATGGTGGGACTGACAACATTGCGCAGCGTGAATAATAGCTATCCTGCGGTGCAAAAATTAGCGGCATTGGCGGCGGATGTTCGAACTCTTTTAGGGCCGCAAACCCAAATGACCTATGCCGCTGATTGGACAGAATATTTTGGTCATCACCCGCAGGACGGCAGCGGTGACGTTACCTTTCATCTCGACCCGCTTTGGGCGTCACCCCATATCGACGCGGTTGGGATAGATGCTTATTTCCCGCTCTCAGACTGGCGAGAGGGGCATGCCCATTTAGACGCCGCCCTTGCAGAAGATATTTACGATATCTCTTATCTGCGAGGCCAGATGGAAGGCGGGGAAGGCTATGATTATTTCTATGCGTCTCGCGCAGAGAGGGACGCGCAAATAAGAACGCCGATAACGGACGGCGCGGCAGGTAAGCCTTGGGTCTTTCGCAATAAAGATATGCGGAGTTGGTGGTCACAGCCCCATTACAATCGGCGCAGCGGCGTAGAGTTAAGCACGCCAACATCTTGGACGCCGCAGAGCAAACCCATCTGGCTCATGGAGATTGGCTGCCCTGCTATCGATAAGGGCGCAAATCAACCCAATGTGTTTTATGACGCCAAATCAGCCCAATCGCATTTCCCCTATTATTCAGATGCGGCGCGGGATGATTTAATTCAGCGGCGATATTTGGAGGCCTTTATCTCTTATTGGTCAGAGGAGGGCGGGAATAATCCGCAATCCACAATTTATAATGGGGCCATGATAGAGACAGATATGGTCAATGTCTGGGCGTGGGATGCGCGCCCCTTTCCAGATTTTCCTGCCAGAGAGACCGTCTGGTCGGATGGCGAAAATTGGCAAAGGGGGCATTGGCTTTCGGGGCGCATGGGCTTGGTTCCGCTCTCCGATGTGGTGGAGGATATTTGCGCCCAAAGCGGCATTGAAGATATCGACGCTTCTAAAGTTTCGGGGCTTGTGCAAGGCTACCGCATTGACCGCCCGATGACAGGCCGCGCCGCCTTGACGCCGCTCTCTCTGATCTATGATTTTAATCTTATGGAAACAGCAGATGGACTGCGTTTTTCAAGTTACGCCGCAGCCGCGCCTATAGGCTTAACGGCGGATGATATTGTGGGGGATCTGTCGAGCTCTATTGAAGATATCAAAGCCTCGCCAGAAGACCGCCTGCGGGATGCGCGCTTGCATTTTATCGATGCGGGAAATGATTATCAATTAGGCCTAGCGTCTGCGCGAAATAGAGCGGCAGAAACGGTGCGGGTGATGGACGTCAACGCGCCTATCGTGATGGATCGCAGCTTTGCGCGGCTCACAGCAGAGCGGCTGCTCACGCGGCAACTCGCCTCTGATCGCAGGCTCAACTTTCAGCTTTCAGGCGCTAAGCTAAACCTTGAAGTCGGTGATTTCTTTTCTCTCCCTACACATGAGGATATTTGGCAAATCGAAACGCTAGAAGGCTTGACCACGCAGCGAGTCCAAGCGCGGCTTTCAGGCGAGCGCTCTTTACCGCCCAATCATGGGGCCTTTCCGCAAGCCACGACCTTTCCGCAATGGGCCGCTAAGCCAGCTGTCTTTGCGCTCGATATAGCGGGGGCTTATGATGGCCCGCTTGTCGGCGTGGGGCTTGACCCGTTTTATAATGCAGAGGTTTCTGGCCCCGATGAAAGCGCCTTCGTGAACTCGCCCGCCCGTATCGGCGCATTGCTCACGCCTCTGCCGCGCGGCCCTGTGGGGCGGTGGGATAAGGTGCATGCGGTAGAGGTGCTTTTGCCCAACACGCCGCTCTCATCTCTGTCGGACGCGGCAATCTTTGAGGCAGGGAATAAATTTGCGGTAGAGACAGAGACAGGCTGGGAGGTCCTGCAAGCGGCGAAGGCTGAACTTATCGCGCCGTCCACTTACCGCCTCTCGCGGCTCCTGCGCGGGCAAGATGGCTCGGATGCGGATATGCAAGACAGCATCGCAGCAGGCGCGCGCCTCATATGGCTCGGCGCGGGATGGCAAGATTTGCCGCTCTCTGACAGCGCCATTGGCGAGGTCGTGCCGATCACAGCAACAGCCGCAGGGCGCGAAAGCGATAGGCTACAACATCTCTACAAAGCTGTGCATCTGCGCCCGCTAAGCCCCGTCCATGTAAAAATCAGAGAGGTGAACGGCCAGATAGAGATAAGCTGGACACGCCGCACCCGCAAAGGCGGCGATAGCTGGGCTGGCTTAGACGTCCCGCTCAGCGAAGAGGAAGAGCGCTATAAGGTGCAATTATTGAGCGGCGGCGAAGTGATAGAGGAGCATGAGACGCTAGCGCCGAGACTGATATTGGCGGGCCTCAAAAATGCGGATGGAGTCTCTATCGCGCAAGCGTCGCGAGCTTATGGGTGGGGGGCGGACGTAACTCAATCGTTCTAACCCCTTGCACCTCGTCAAATCCCGCTTAAATAATGTCTATGGCAAAAGACCCCTATAAGCTTCTTGGCGTTTCTAAATCCGCGTCTGATGATGAGATTCGTAAGGCTTATCGTAAGCTTGCGAAAAAATACCATCCTGATGTGAATAAAGATAAGCCGCAAATGGCGGAGAAATTTAAAGAAATTTCTGCGGCCTATACGCTGCTGACCGATAAAGACATGAAGAAGCGCTATGATAGCGGGCAGGTCGATGGCTCGGGTCAACAGCAAAGTCCTTTTGGCGGCGGTGGTCGCAGTCCCTTCAACACAGGATTTGGCGGTATGGGGGGCATGGGCGGCGGTGGCCGGCGTGCGTCAATGGGCGGCGGTGATGATATGGCTGAGCTCTTCTCCTCTCTTTTCGGGATGAATATGGGCGGCATGCAAGGCGGTATGCAGCAACGCCGCAGACCTGCGCAAAAAGGGGCGGATATTCGCTATAAAATCACGCTCCCCTTTATTGATGCGATCACGGGCGGCACTAAAAAGCTGACGGGCGGGCTCACAGTTAAAATCCCCAAAGGCGCCGAAGAGGGGCAAGTTTTGCGCGTTGTCGGCAAAGGTAAGCCGGGCGTGAATGGCGGCCCCAAAGGTGACGCTAAGGTCGAAATTTCGATTAAGCCGCATAAGCACTTTACCCGCGATGGCAATAAGCTGCGCCTAATATTGCCCATTTCGCTAAAAGAGGCCGTTACGGGCGACGCGGTGAGCGTGCCTTTGCCGGGCGGCGATGTAGAACTGAAAATCCCGAAAGGCGCAAATACGGGCCAAAAGCTGCGGCTTAAGGGGAAGGGTATCAATGGCGGCGACCTTATTGTGACGCTCTCTCTTGTTTTAGCCGAGGGTGATGCCGCGAGCCTAACCGATTGGGCGGCGACTATAGACGCGCAAGACTTTGATCCCCGTAAAGGGCTGCTGTGA